AAACACCTGATTATTTAATTTCAAGTATGGGTGAGTTTTTAGATTTGAATCTAACTCATAAACAGGAGACTTTTACAGTCTCACTTGAATTGTTATCTCAACTCAACATTCCTTTATATACAAATGTCAATTATTCCGATAAGGTTATTTGGGAACGTTTGAATGCTGCAGCTAATGTTATTGTATCTGTTAATTTAGACAGATACCATCATAGCCAGAATTATGTTCAAAATACTGTTCAATTAGCATTTGATTATTCTATGTATAATAAATTCTTACTTAGAAATCGGAATTTTCACATGGCCCTCGTGGGAGAGGGCGACAAGTGCTTTATGGATACCGAGTTAATGAGGTGTCATTACCGGAATACAGCAAAACAAAACTTGGAGTTAAGATCAAGATTAGGGAGCGACTTAATCCAATTAATCGCAAACCCTGTGCTGTATCTCTTGGACCTATTTATAAAGGCGCCGCTTATCCTCATGTTGACATGCGTGATGTGGATGGTATCGTCCATGGTATACGTAAGCGATATGCTATTCAATGTCCTAGCCCAGATCCAGAACTATTTGACCGCTTTAGGATATTTATTTATAAATGGTTGCGTACACATGTATCTCCGCTTACTTCTGATACTGACGTTAGCTTTGAGACGTGGATTAAACAGACTACATATACTGATGCTAGAAAGCAGGACTTATCTGAGTGCCATAAAAATTATAGACAAGAGAATTCTATTAATAGTGTGCGTAATTCTATACTTGTTAAATCATTTGTTAAAGACGAATTTTATCCCGAGTACAAGTATCCCAGATCCATCAATGGCCGGGTTGATACTTTCAAGACTATTGTTGGCCCTGTATTCAAGTGTATTGAATCTGTGGTATATAGCCTTAAATATTTTATCAAGCATATTCCCGTGGTGGATCGTCCAAGGTATATTTATGATATGCTTGGCAAAACTGGCGCAACTTATGTAACGTCAGATTATTCACAATTTGAAGCTCATTTCACAAGAGAAATGATGGAAGCATGTGAGTTTCAATTGTATGAATACATGACAGCAAATTTGCCTTGTCATGAAGAATTTATGTATCATATTAGAACTACATTAGCAGGTAGAAATACTTGCAAATACAAATATTTAACTGTTAGAATCCCCGCAACACGGATGAGTGGCGAAATGTGC